TCTAACAAATCTTTATTTGTCTCTGCTAATGTTTTAATAAGTTGGCCAACGACCTCATATGCTCTAGGTGATTCACCTTCTTTTGCTAAGAATATGATATTTTCTATGGCATGCTTGCCGTTTTCTATTAGGCCTCGCAAATTGTTTCTTGCATACTCATAATCGTCCTGTGCCACATCTTCTTTATCTTCTATTGCGGGCAAAAGTTCAACTGTCGGCTCTATTTGTAGCGCGGTATTTAATTTTTCGTCAACTGTTTTTTTCATGTCGTTGTTTCTTCTATTTCAAATTCACTGTTTCCAGAAAAAACTTGAATTGCATCGGGTGTAGTTGCATCAAGGCCTTCAAAGTATGATATTGTTGCTTTATTAATATATTTATTTTTGGTGACAGGACCAAACAAATATCCTTTTACAACAAAGTCTAAGTCCCATGTCAATACTCTTTGATCATCAAACGATCCTTCATATGAATCATCTGATGTAACAGACAAAAGTTCAATCGGTATATCTAAATTTATATTGAGTTCTGGCAAAACTTTCATCGTAACCGTGAAGTCTGGTGTAAAGAACGGTACAATTTGTTCTATTACTTGTATACCATCCTCAGCATTCTTAGTGAAAAGATTTAAGGAGAAATTAAAGTCGTATGGCACAGGTGAATATGCCCTCGCAAAATCCAATCCACCAGTATTTACACCTTTTACAAATCTATGTCCAGAGTTTAATTTTCTGATAGGATTGTAACTCATACTGTCCATAGAAAATCCAAGTCTTGGTAGAGTAATCGATGTTGCTCTATTCAGTGTTGGATCGGCACTTACTCTGGTAATGAATCTTTGCTTTGGACCGTAGGCGATTGGAACATTTATTGTCTGTATTTTGTTTCCTGCATTGTCAAATCTTTTGACTTGTATCTCATTGAATATGTTACCGAACATAATAACATATCGTCTAATTGTTCCATTGTAAAAATCGTGACCGAACATCATATTAAAACTCCCTTACCGCAGAAAAAGGATTGTATTCTGTAAAATCTAAAACATCATTTTCATTAAGTTCATCAATTAGGAACTCATTCTCTGCCGTAGTGTCTTTTTCTGCAATATGGACACCCTCTTCAATTAGATATGTACTATCTTGAAGCAGTAATAGATCGCCGTCTTCCAGTAGTGCTTTGGTAATAAATTCGGAAGATTGACTAAAGATTTCTTCGATGTTATCAATTTCTTGAACATCAGTATCAATTTTTTCATTTGAGTAGCGATATCGTTCGCATCGAATCTCATGAGTATAGAGTTTACCAAGTTGAAAGAAGTTTTCTATGTTTTCGGTAAACTTTATTTCATACATGTATCCCGCCATTGGTAGCCAAATCAAATCACCTTCTCTTGGTCTTAAGATTGATTCATAGTCATAGGCTACTTCGTTTAAAATTTCATTACCATCTTCAAGTTTTAAATTATACCCATATTCTGTTAACATGGATGTTTTGAGTGCTTGATCAAATCTTTTTTGTGCAACTACGAAATTAATCGACTCGTCGATTTGAAGACCAAACTTCGAAAGAAAATCTTCTTGACCCACGAACCCATCAAATGTTTTAATATACAGTTCTAAATGAATCGCATCATCAAACTTCATTGATGCATCTTCGCCATACAATTTATCTAAATTAACATGAGTTCTAGGTAGATAATATGCCTCTACACCATATATCTTTATGGCTTCTATAATTAAATCTTCGACAAGATTTTGTTCTTGTCTTATCTGTGTATATTGATTGAAGAATGCGTTACGGGCCATTTAGCCCACCATGTCAGATACGGGTAATGAATATGAAGATATCATTTCTTCTTCAAGCTTGGTCAATTCTTCATCTGCTTCATCATATATTTTTTGCCCGTTGAATGTCACACCACCAGGCATTGCGATACCTTCGAACTTTTTAAGATTTGTTCCCCACTGTTTTTTAATTAATGCTGTGCAATATCTCTTTAGCCAACGATCATTCCAAACATCACTGTAAGTATCTGGGTCCACTATTTGATACGCTTCGACGATGATGTATTCTCCGACAACAATCTTTTCTCCCCACGACATATCAATATAAAGCTTGTCTGTGTGTCGATTAAATCTTAGGGGTTGCTTGCCCACAAACATCTCTTCGGCTAAGGCAACATTTTGCAGTGCCATATAGTATGGTGCAAAAGGCCCATAGTTGAATGCGAACAAATCGTTCAGGGCGATTTGATATCGCAGATTGAAAAGATTGTTTGTTGAATAGCTGTTACCAATGTCAAAGATATTGATGACGCCGATAATGTCTTCTGGAATGGAAAGATATCTATTGTCTACGTCAGTTTGCGTAACTTGATGGGCCAAAAATACTTTTTGAGTACCATCGAAATGATAATCTTGATAATATGCTAAAGCTTCATCTATCGCATCCTCTACTTGTTCATCTGCCACATTGATTTCAAGTAGAGGTGCGCCTAGATGTCTTAAGCAATTTTCTTTAAATTCTTCCCTATTTGCGGGTCTTGATGAACTCATTGAGAATTTCCTCCATTTTTTATACTATTTATAATTGGAGGAAATTCTAACTATACTCCCATCTGCTTTCTTATTTTTGTGGCAGAAATGCTATGAATAGACTCATCAAAGACTTCTTGCTCAATCTTATATCCGACATCTCTACCGTAAGTAATATTTACAACATTTGGAACAACTTGAATTTCATATTGACCTTGATAAAGAGGGTCTAAGTCTCTGCGAATGAAATTTTTGACTTGTTCTATGGCAAATGGGTTTGTTCCTTGCCAGCCTTGACAGTCTCGAATTTGAATAATCACCTGCCCTGTTTTAGATAAAGCACGTTCGAACAAAGCACGATGTCCAGGATGCCAAGGCTGCCAGCGTCCAAGCATTTGTACAGTTTCTTTTTTCCAATCAAACGATGGACGCCTTTGATTCTTTAGAATCCTTTCACCGACGTAAGGAACCCATTTCTCAGCATTCTGTTCAGTAACTCTGAAATCATAAATGTCGGGAGGAACAAAAGCTTTATTGGTATCTTCGTATCTACCCGCATCAATCGAATCGATCCAGATTGTCCAATCTGCTTTGAAATTGTGGCGCATTTCTGGTAATGGTGCAACGAAATCACAGATTACATAATCGGCCGAACAAGTTAATGCAAACTCAGCCATGCGAATGCTTTGTCGAATTCTACCCTCTCTACTGAAGTCCCAATCATTGTATTTTTTTCTCACTTCATCAGCATTGAACCACTGAACACTTACAACGTTACTTCTAGGTACGCTTTCTAGCGTAGTAAGTCTAATACTAGATAGATTTTGAATTGTGCCGTTTTCTTCAAGATATTTTTTAAGTCTTTCGGCAAAGTATGTCTTTCCCGCGCCTGGCAAACCCATAATCAAGATTTTTTTCATTTCACGTTATCCTTTTAGAAAAGATTCTTTTAACTATTTTTTGAATACTTTCATCACTATCATCAGTGCATTCTATGTCATAATAAACTGGAGGAACATAAATTTCATTCAGTTCTTGATATTTAGATTCTTTTTTGTCGCTAACCCAAACTATAATATCGGGATTTAATATTTGCCTCATTTTAGGTAGGGGGCACACCATATTAATTATTGTAACTCCAGTCTGAGAATTTCTTGCCAAATTTAACATTCGATAACAATGTCGCATTTGACCATCAGGCGTGAAGTCAACGTCTTTATGCTTAATTCTTTCTTCTATTGAACTTAATATAGAAGAACTTTCAAATATTGCGTTAAGTTTTTTTGCAACTGAATTTTTTGATGATTCTGGCAAGCCCATAACTAAAATTCTAAATTTGTTGTCTGCTAATAGTCGATAATATTGTATCATACCTTCTTCTAAAGAATGAAACACCCAAGGTCTGAAAAATAAACATTGATTGGTATTCAATAAAATATTGGTATGTATTTTCCATTCAAATAAATTTCTATAATTAAAATCTGTTCTTTCTAGAGCATTTTGTGCATTTACAGTTGCAAACTCCCCCATTCGATTTGTTTCATCAACATGATACCAAAAATTTACAGTTGTTGGTTCAAGCGCAACCATAAAACACCATTCTTCTGTAGAATCAAATTCTTCAAAATGAATTAAATTGTGAGATGGTTTTCGTATGACACCCGATCTTTTTATGTCAACGGTAACTCGTTCTCCCAAAACTTTATAGAAAATTTGTTCACTATCAGGAAAAATTAAATTAAAATTTGGTATTTCCATTCCGTGTTGGGTTTCAACAAAAGTTAATCCTTCACTAACGCTTTTTAAATTTTCTGCGTCATTATCTGGAAAAAATTTGTCGGCATGCACAAGTTGCACCATTCTTCTACTCAATTTACCATTCTCCTGTCCAGTGTTTTAATCCATTTTCTTTGTAAAAATTTCTCTTCATTGTTTCATGATCTTCAATAATTTCTTTTCCTCTATAGATAAATGTGTTATATGGTGGATTTTCTTCATAAATTAATAAACCAGAAAAAGATTTTAATTTATCCAAAAGGTCTAAAAATACATCTTCTCCAGGATTGGTGTTTATTATTTTTTGTGTGAATGTGTATGTTACCGAATGCATATATGTCTGGGGGCCCAAAAAATAAACGCCGTGATGTCCTTGTTTTCTTCTAAAAAGATAAAGGTCTATGGTGTTAGCAAACAAGATATTACCAGGCTCACTAATCATAATGTCGTGAGAAAAATCATAATGTCTACAAGTAGGTAAAACTTGTTTTACATTGTCTGATATAACAGTATCTAAATGCACATTCGCCAATCTGTCTAGATCAACGTATATTCCACCTTCATAGTACATTTTATATAGTCTCCAAATGTCAGTCTTTGGCACAATATGAAAATTTTCTACAAGACGAAAATCCACTCCCATATTTTCTCTGAGATAATCAATTATTTCCTCGTCGGTATGAACAGAAAATTCCCAATTGGAATTTAAGCTTCTTAATCTTTGTGCTCCAAGTTTGATCAGATCAAATTCACTGTCTAGAATATTTTTGTCATTCCACGACAAGTGAATCTTTTTTGGAATCATCTCCAAACTTCCATGTTAGAATATACTTTAATTAAATCAGGAGGAATGATAAAATTTCTAGGCTTATATTGAACTCTTCGATTAACCTTGTGTAAAGGAACTCCAATTTCTTTATCATATTCATCCCAATTTCCTTCGACATTATTAAAATCGTGATCAAAAAAAGGTTCATCAATAAAAGAATATATGGCTTTCATTATTAAGTCTGGAGTTTGACACAATCTATCATATTCGACTATTAGAAGCTTATGTTTTTCATTACCTGTGATAGCTTGTTTAATTCCAATATATGGAAACCCAATTATACCCGTATTTCCCATAAGTGCTTCTGCTCTAGAATATACCGTCCCCCCAATACTTCCGCTTACTGTGTTGACGGTCATGGGATTTTCAACGTGTGCTTTTTCAAATGAGTCTATAATCCAAGCGATGTCTCTGACACAAACAATAAATCTAGATTCTGGAAAAATAGCATTGACTTGAGGAGTCAAAAGAGTCCAGGCTCTATTCGTGTTGAAAATAACTTCTTTGTCTATTTCTTGATAATACCCACTAAACATTCCTTTCACAGTATTAACTCTTCGTGAAATAGGAACTTCATATTTAATTCCAGGCCCAGTTTGTATTGTTTCTATAACACCCTTTGTAATATCAGCAAGAGGATCGGTAATTGATGCGTGAAATCTAGGATTTTGTTTCAGAATAGAACTTAAAAGTGTTGATCCTGATCTAGGCAATCCTGTAATAAAGTGATACTTTTTCATATTAACGTTCTTGTCCATTTGATGCCTTTTTCCTTTTAGTGATTGTTGTTTCTTCGTGTGGAAGATCATATGCGTAAAATCCTCCTTGTATTACGCCAAAAACATCCGTTCTAATAGTTATATCTAGAGACTCGTTGATTCCATATTTCAAAGTGTGTGCCAATAAATTTTTAGCACTCAAAGGATCAATTGCATATGCATGGGCCCTAAGAATGAATTTGTAGTTTGCGTTTTTCTGAGCCATTGGAGGAATTGGAGTGACGGCCCAACCTGATGCTTGTTCTCTGCCACCAAGATATACAATTTGATTGTATCCATGATGATTTGTGTATGGCATGACCATTATTGAATCATGTTCTAAAATAACAATGGGCATATTTACTTCTATACAGTGCGCCCATAAACTAGCATGGCTTAAATATACAGCAACTTCAGTAATGCTAAGTTCAGTGTCGTATTGTTTAATCCAATTAATCCAATTTTGATTTCTTAAGTTTTCGGGTATGACTATTTCACCAGAAGTGCCATCAAAGGCGTCCCATATTTCATACTTTTGTTCAACTCTTTCACAACTAAGTTGACACCTTCGAGACAGCATTTCACTCAATTCATGATTTTTAAGTGTGATGATATAAGCCTTATCGACGGTCATGTCGTTACATGGCATAAGTGTTTTCATAAATTACTCAATCATTTGCAAGCAATAATATGTCTCTGTATTCTGTTGTGTTCATTATATTTTTTGTTAAGGTTAACAAATCAAAGAAATTTAAAGGTTGCAATTTATATGTTGGATTATTAATATCTATTTTCTCAATCATGAAT